CCCCGCCGCAGTGGTATCTTGAGCTGTATCAACAGTTCGGTTTAATAATTGACAGAGCTGATGGCATTTACGTTATCAAGGTTTCGTAATTCATAGGTCAGACATTATGGGGGAGAGTGCTTCTCTCCCCCATAAAATATATTTTGTCGAAAGGTATAAAAAGATGACACAGATTAATACGGAACTGATTACCGCAATGAATAGCGGTAAGCCAGTTAGGTCTTATATAAAGACCATTCTAGGAAAGGTATTTGTTACGGTTTGGGACCCATTTACCAATACTCCGACTGGATTAATTCTGTCTGGAGACCCAAAGAAAAGGGAAGAGTCATCCATTATTGACATGTTTACGGAACTTCAGGACAGCTTCTTCAGACGGATGAACCGTAGACAGCTGGAGACGGGCGTGGTTATTCCGTATACCAGGGTGGAAGAGGCGAAGGAAAGAACCATCGAGGAATCAACGGATGAGGAGCTTGAGACCCTGGTCAACCAGAAGTTCCTGGCATTGCAATCTACACTAAACAAAGTTAACAGCGAACCCGTTTTATTCAGAATGTTACAAATAGCAAGAGATCTTGAGAAGTCGGAAAAGATCATAAGAGCCATTGAGGCCAGATTATCCGAGATACAGACCCATCAAGAAGCCGCTAAGGAATAACAATGCCAATAGACACTCCAATTAACCTGGATTATCTAATTCCAACCCTGAGGCAACAACTCGGAGATACTGACCCTGCGTCTTACCGGTACGTGGATGGTTGGCTTAGATCTGCACTGGTAACCGCAGTTAAATCCATGCAACGATGGTGGAAGGATAAATATTTGGTAGATTCTACCACTTATGATGTATACAGGAATACGGCCATTGTCTATGAATATGACGAACCGCCATTAATACAGGATAAGGATGAAAGACCACTAATTCTGATGGCCTCCATCTTGGTCAAGAGTGGTCAGCTGGAAAGAAATTCCTGGAGTGTCGGCAGCTGGAAAGACGCAGAGATAGCGGTATCCACAATAGCCGGGGGGGATGCGAAAAAATTTAGTTATTCCATGGATTGGGAGGAATTAAAAATGTATATTCTTCCCCCAACTAAGAAGCTATTTATGCCAACAAGGAACTTGATGCCGGACGAGGATATATAGAGGAGACAGGTATGAAAGACACCAGGCCAAAGGGATTATTTGTAGGAGATTTGGTAGCAAAGACTGGTTTTTCGAGGGTATTACATGGAATTATTGGTAACTTAACAGACGAATTCAATATAACCGGATTGGGGGTTAACTATCGCGGAGATCCACACCCATATAATTTCCCGATTTTCCCCGCATCATCTGGCGGCAGAATTTATGGGGAAGACCGACTTGAAGTGATGCTCGGATCTGGATTTTTTGACTTTGTTTTTATCCTTAATGATGCGTGGATAGTGAATACATATCTTACCATGATTAAAAACCGGGTAAAAAATCCACCAAAGATTATCGTATATTTTCCTGTGGATTCAAAATTCCATGACCCAGAGTGGTATAAGAACTTTGACATCGTTACAACGGCCGCAACTTACACAGAGTTTGGCAAATTTGTGGTAAATTCACCAGATTGTGCACCGAGTTTGGACTTAAAAATAGTGCCTCACGGGGTAGATACGCAGACATTCTTCAAGAAATATACGAGCAGGGAACATGCGAAAAGGACATTATTCGGGGAAAAAACGGAGGCGGCAAGCAAATTCATATTTCTAAATGCAAATAGAAACCAGCCGAGAAAAAGGCTCGATATTACGATGGAGGCATTTTCTCATTTGGCAAGGAAATATGACGATGTGATGCTATATCTTCATTGTGGGGCAGTGGATTCACATATTAACGTACCAAAGTTGGCCCTTAGATACGGAATCGATACTAAGCTTATTCTCACTGGCGGGGCTGTAAGAGGCATACAGCAGGTACCAGAGGGCCTGCTCAATGAGATATATAACGCCACGGATGTGGGCTTGAATACAGGAATGGGTGAGGGCTGGGGGTTGACCTCCATGGAACACGCTGTTACCGGTGCCGCACAGATTGTGCCGAATCACAGTGCATGTCAGGAATTGTTCAAAGACTGTGGATTATTGGTGGAACCCAGACTAAACTACACATTCGACAACACCAATACTGTTGGTAGTCTGGTAGACCCGGTTAATGTTGCGGAAGCCATGGAAAGATTATATCTGGACAGAGCGTTGACCGAAAAACTGGGCAATGATTCATTGAACAAATTCACTGCTGAAGTATATACTTGGAAGTACATCTCCGGCACTTGGAAGAACATAATTAATGAGGCACTTGCTAAATAATGGACATCGTTTGGCCGGAAGGTACATCACAAATCATACATGACATTATACAGGAAATTGGCAGAGATGTTTCATTCTATGTGGCGTCTTTGTCTGGATGTCCAGATTGTACTCTAGACCCTGTTACCAATACGTCCACGGACTCATTCTGTCCGACATGTTCCGGTGTGTATTGGTTGAAAACCTACACTACTTATACAACAAAGGCACACGTTACATGGAAGTATGCAGATGACCTGGAATTTACAACAGGCGGATACATTTTTGAGGGAGATGGAATCATAAAGATTCCATATAGCGGGGACTGGCCGTCCATTGCAGACTCCTCTGAGTTTGCAGTAGTAGAGGATAAACAGGTAAAACTCGGAAGAATAACACTTTTGGGAGTTCCTGAAATTAATAGGGTTATTATACAATTCAAGGAGATAGAGGATGACAACTAATGGAATTGTCGCGCAGGAAATTGACCTTTTGCGAGTGATTAGGAAGGTCGCAAAAAGAAATAAAAGCCTACAGGCAAAGCTTTTACAAAGTATAGAAATCTATTTTGACAAAAACGCGGATAAATACGTAAATCTAAGAAAGTTCATCCTTGATGAAATCAACGGTTATACCAGAGCGATTCTTAGAGATATTTTTGGTGACATCGAGTTCTTGATGAAGTAAATGACAAATCTGGTTGGAACCGTTTCTGTATTGCTGGATAATCTTGAGGCATCGGAGGAATTTGTACAGTCTCTTAAGAGAATCTCCGAAGATCTGGATGTGGAGGAAGCGAGAAACAGGCGGCTTTCTGTTATAGGCAGGGAAGACATAGAGGGTGCAGTAGCAGGTGCGCTGGATACCGCAAAAGAGCAGGCATCCGACGTTTTGGTCAAAGAAATAAAGCAGGCACTTACAATTTCTGATGAATTCTCTGACATAGTTTTTTCCATCCCATTAATGACTGTTGCAAGGACGCCGGAGCTGATTTCCATCATTCCGGCAGGGGCAGGGTTCGAGACATCCGTTATTGTAGATATAAGAATGGATGAGATAGCTGGAACCCTAGACGATTATTCTAATGCGGTCCAGTTGGTAAGAGACGCCGAAGGCTATAATCAGGACGATCCGATAAGAGCATCTATTATCTGGAAAAAGGTAATATACCCAGATCCAGCCAAACATAAGGCTACAATCAGGGCGAGGCTTGCGGCGGCTGGAAAGAAAGCCCCATTCTGGGCATTGCTAAATTATGGGAGTAGTGCCAAAATGAGCTCATCTTACGGGGGATTTCCATATCCAGAAGGGGTGGCCACACACTTCGTAGAAGAGGCCATAGGCGGTATCCGTGAGGTGTTTAAGAGCGCGCTGTTATCCAAGAAGGAAAGTCTCTATTCCCAGCAAAAAAGAGCCAAAGAAAACCTGGAACTAATAAAGAGATTGCGTGTACGTATAGAGGAATCGTTAAATAAAATAAGTATTGCCAGAAAGGTGGCCCTGGCCAGTGCAAGAGACCCATTAAGGGTGTCAGTAGAAAAGATACACAAAGCGACACTAGAACTTGAGTCAACCAAGAAAAAAAGTCTCGAAATTGGTATCCCAGGGTTCAGGTCCAGGATAACACCCAGCAGGCTAAGGCGTATTTTGTATGAGGATTAGGCATGTATAAAGAGCGCAAAGAAGATCTAAGTGTATATTATTATCTTGTTGACAAGTTTTCAGATGTGCCGTTTGTACACATTGAAGATGGCTTCCCTGAAAAGGAATTGTCCATCCCTACAATAGCAGTAGAAGCCGGCAGGGTGGATGTGGAGCAATTCGAGCTGGGCAATCGAGACGGATTGCGTATTAGAAAGTGGTATATAGACATATTCGCAAAAAACAAATCGCAACGAGACGAATTTGGCTATAGATTACTAGACACCCTTAAAGATGGTATTGACGTATATAATTACGACCAGGGTTTCCCACCTGGCGTAACCCCAGATAAAATTGGTCATTTAAGAATAATGGGATTATCTTATGCCCCGATACGGGCAGAAGAATCCCTAGTAGATAAACTTTACTACAGGGCTACAATTTCAATTGTGGCAGTAAACGAAGTTGTTTAGGAGGCTTGATTAATGGCAGAACTAGCAGTCCCATCAAAGGACTTACAATTACACATAGTTGGACCCAGGGATTCCTTTAAGGCATCCAGGATCCAACGACTTACATTGACCTCCAACATTCCAGCAGAAGACAAAGACGAGCTGGGCAATCCACAGCACATTGGGCAGGTAAAGGATACCCCGGAGATTACAGTAACATTTAGTGCCTTCGATGTTGGCATTAAAATCTTTGCTGCACTAACCGGCACAAATCCTGACGCTTTTCCCAGTGCCGGGGTTGATATTTCGAGCCTTGGTGAGGCAGATGTTATTGCCTTCATTAAAGACGACGATGTGGCGGACTATCTAAAAAGCATCCATGGCAGGCGGCTGCAAGTACGTGATTTCGCGTATAGCTATGCGGTAGATCAGGATTCTACAGAGGACTATACTCTGATTGGTTCTGAAAGACGCTATCTAAAATATGATGTCGTGGTGGACAAATTTATATCCGGCACTACGTCATTTACCCTATCGCAAACGCCCATTCCGCTGAAAAACGGAAACAATGCGTTATCGGTTGTATTGGATGGAGAATATCTCACAGAGGTTACTGGTGCACCGTCCACCGGGGAATATCGACTTGTCGGTACGGCATTAACCACCGGGGATACAAGAACTTCGCAAGTTTTGGTAGTTTACCATGCCAACCCCGCCGGTAATAATTGGACTGATGTTGATGATCCAAGTATGCCGGCCTCTATTAGAGGCAAGGACATTAAGGCAAACATCTCTGCTAATGGTATTCCCAGAGTGCAGTCGGTTACAATCAATGGCAACCTGAATGTTCAGCCCGTAAAGGAACTTGGTCAAAGAAATGTAGTTGGTTATCAGAGACAGGTTCCAACCGTGGAAGGAAGCATTACGGTCCTCGATACGGACACAGATTTGGTCTCATTGCTAACCTACGGAGTTGTTGGCAGTGGTGTAGAATGGCAGCCCGGAGAGGAATGTGATGCGGCGCTTCTGTCTTTGAAGGTGGAGCTTGTAGATCCATGCGATACATCCGGGGCTCCGACCGTGCTGAAGACAGTCTATCTCCCAAGCATTACAATTGTCGGAGATTCGTATACTTCCAATGTAAATAACAACGCAACTGTTACATTCAATTTCAGAAGTACAGATGCACAATGTCTAATTTACAGCGGAGCAATGTAATAACACTAAAAATTTAGTATAGTAGCATTACAAGGCTGATAATTAAAGGGCTACTTTCCTTTATCGAAAGATTTAGGCAAGTAGCCCTTTATTCTTGAAAGGACCTTTAGGATGAATGAAGTAGTGGAAAAAAACGATGTAGATATTCTACCCCTGTTTTCTTGGAATCGAAAGTTTAAATTGAGTTCCGGGGATACCAGCGTGGACGTTTTTATGAGAGTATTAGGGGATGCAGACCTTAATAGGGCGCGGGTAATGGCGTTGAGAAGGAGTGCGGAATTAAGGCGGAAATTAAGAGATCTGAACAGCGACGAGCGTATGGCATATATCCCAGATATTGAGGATATGGATGTTGAACAGCTTGTTGGCCTTATCACAGTGTTTTCCATGAGAGATCTCACAAAGATTGCCAAGGGAAAGCTGAAAATAAAGCCACCAAAGCCTCCGAAATCCGATGCTCCAACCGAAAAACACGAAAAGTACCAGGAAGAATTAGATTCTTATCCACAAAGGCTACAGGACGAACTAAGGGCTACTCTGGAGGTGGAGGTCGAAAAGATGAAGAAGTCTCTGGAGAAGGAAAGCAAGGAATCCCTGTACAACTTATTTGTGGTTAAGAACATAGAAGAACTCTGTGAACTAGAGCTTGCCAGAGTTTTCAAGGAATTGTGTGCGTTTTTTGGGTCTTATTCCGACGAGACACTAAAAACCAGGCTGTTTACTAATTTTGAAGATTTCGAGAACATGCCGACAAGCCTGAAATCGGAGTTTGTGGCGGCATACCAGTCATTGGAACTTACCGGAAACGATCTAAAAAAATTGCAGGAAGTAACGCCATAGCTTCCATGTGGAGTGTGGCCAAGGCGTTACAGATTCCTCTTGACCCATCTATTAACTCACTTACAGAACTTCCACACACGCTGAGTTTTGTAATTAGGAAGATGCAACAGATAGATAATTTATCTGAACTTCCAAAGGAAAAAAGGCCACCGGATGATATTATTTGGGATGGAACATCCGAGGAGCTAGAAGAGTGGATAGACCGGGTATTCTATAAGAAAGAAGCTCAAACTGTCAAATTAAAAATTGACGAAGTTGAGGGATAATTGGCAGAAGTTAATCTAGAAGCTTATGTTGCGTTATTAAATAAAATAGACTATCTACTGGGTGTTATCAGCCAGAAAGCAGTTGTCGCGGCAAATAAGCTTTCCGGCCTGTCGGCACAGGGAGCGTCATTAGAGTCCATTCAGGGGGTCAGACAAACTTATACCGGGATTCTTGGGGTTGGAAGCGAGCTGGAAAGAAGAAAAGCCTCCCTGTATGGTATGGCACAGGTATTTCAAGATCCACACCGTATTCCAACAGAGGCGGATTTCCTTAGATTTAATAAGGCCTTGAATACCGCTGAACTTGCGGTATCAACTTTTGCCGGAAAATTAGATCTAATATTATCAGATCTGGGACTGCTTGGGCACTATAAGGGATTACCTCCACAGGTTTCAGGGCCCGAGGCTCCAGTTGCGCCAGCGCCTAGATATGCAAGATCAGACTATCGGCGCGGAGAGTCTACCATAGAGCAGGTATTGGCCAGAAAGGCAAAAGCAGAATCACTGTACCAGTCTGTACAGACGATGCTTCTGGAGGCAACGTCTAGATCTGATAGCGCAAGAGCTTATGCTCTCATAAACAGGTCCAAGTTCCTAAGCGATGAAATTGCAAGATTAGCCATTTTATCGAATCAACCACCAACTGGCGGCTTTTTTGCCAGACCACCCACTGCTCCTCCAAGCCCCACAGTTGGTGAGGATAAAGAAGCACGCGCCACAGAATTATTTAATACAAGCAGCCGGTATGCCGCACTTAGAGAGGCAATGGCGGCCAGGAATGTCACGCTATCCGACATATTGAATGTCGGGAGAGCTGGAAAACCCTTTGAGAACTTCGCGCAATTTACATTCAAGGCTGGAACCGGCCAGAAAATAAGGATGTTTGTTGACGAGCTTGGAAATGTGGCGGATTCAGTCGCAGCCTTACGGCAGGCGCGTCAGAGACTAAATCTACAGCAGACACTTGGGGCGGACAGGTATGCGAGGGCAAATCAAGAGGCCCAAGCCCTGGGTCTTGGGCCGCAGTATGTAAAGAAACTAGAAACTCAAGGTTCTCTTGTATATGATCCAATTCTGAAGACGTATGTTCCTTCAAGGGAACAGATTACCTATCGAAAATCCGGCTATGGCAAACAGCCGGATGTAGTTAGACGCGTAATGGTAAGTTCTACGGGGGAAACCACACCGGAGATCTCATCCAGATTCAGATCCCCGGTTCAGAATATTGAGCACAGCGTGTCGAAAATGGCGCAGTGGTCTTTCGCTGTTGGCCTTATTTATGGGGGCATTGGTGCCCTCAATACGGCACTGGTCACCCTAATTGATAATGAATCCAAGCTGGCGGATGCAACCGTAGTTGTCAATTCAGACATGGTTTCATCGGCGGATGTATTC